GTAAACTGGAATGTTCTCCAGTGGGTGTGAATACAAGCACACCATTCCGGTAGTTACAATGTAAAGACAGAGCCAGAAGTCAACAAAATCAACTCTGCTGTTGTAGATATAGCAAAATCGTCGAAAACGAAGTTTTCGAACCATACCCAACACTGTTTCTGATAGTTTTTGTTTCATTCCTCTATTACTTCTTTTGTTTGGTGGAGCGGGGGAGATTTGCATTTATGGTTTTGAGCAGATTCAAGTGGCTCTCACCACTACTCGCTTATCGATCTCTTCTCTATCTGTCGAAACCTGTCTGCCCCAAATTTATTAACTATATTTATACATTCTCATTTACAGGTACTATTGGGTTGGCTGGCAGCGTCGGCCCCGATGTTTCTGCTTTAGAAGGTGGGTTATAAATCGACCAATCGACATTTAGATGTGGTCTAATTTTCCAAAACCATGCTTCAAATTCCGCCCACTCTTCTTTGGGGGCTTTAACTTTGGCATCTTTATAGGTTTTAGATAAGTGCGTTGCTATTCCGCTTTTAATCTGATCCAGCCAGCCACTCATGGTATTATCACTCCCTCGTTTTCCAAATCTTAAAGACAAGAAAGTTAAAGCGTGGCCATTCTGATTTCAAACGTATTTCAAGGAGGAAACCGTTACGATTCTTCTCGACAGTCGCTTCTCCGAAGAGAGCCAGAATGGCAATGATTATGATCATGATGAACCACCACATAGTAATCACCACTTTATAGGTTGAATGTTGTGTATCGAAAGGTATTGATTGGTTCGACTAAACGGCTTGCTTCCTAAGAAGCCTCGGTGAGCCGATAAGGGACTGGGGTGCGCCGATGAGATGATCAAATGCTTTTCATCATCGATGATGTGCGCTTTAGATTGCGCGAACTTGCCCCAAAGGATGAACACCAAGTTCTCTCTTAATTCTGATAGATATTTGATGATTCGATTAGTGATTTTTTGCCAGCCTAAATCGCTATGAGATGCCGGCTTGCCCTCTACCACCGTCAGACTTGCATTGAGTAACATGACTCCTTGATTAGCCCAATGCTCGAGAGTCTCATCGGTTTCAAACTTTCCTATATCGGAGGTTAATTCTTTAAAGATATTGACTAGGGAAGGGGGTTTTGCTATTCCACGGTTCACGGCGAAGGCAAAGCCATTAGCCTGTCCTTCGCCGTGATAGGGGTCTTGACCCACGATTACCACCTTAACCGAATCCAAGATATCGATGGCTCTAAAGATACAGCGTGCGGGTGGATAGATCGTTTCCGTCTTCGCTTCTTCCTTTAACCTATCGAAGATGCGCTTCAAAAGCTCTTTATCTTCCTTCGTACAGACGGAAGCGACCCAATCCAGGTTAGCCATTAGATGAACTCAGATACGTTTGAGATATTGACTCCCTTGATATGGGCGTCAATCAGAGTTGCGAAAAAATAAACGATAAGAACGATTCCACCAACCATTGCAATCAACTCGTTCATTCCAGCACCACCCCGATAGATTTGAGCTCGCCCTTGCACTCGAATAGGCAGAAGCGCGTATCGGGATTGATCTGCTGATAACGCAGCAATTTGATGTCGGCTTCTTCACGAGTGTCGAAAATCTGCGGGCTTCTGGGAAACATCGGCACCCCATCATTGACGATGGCGATAACGAATTTGCCTTTAAGGGTGTTTTTCTTCTCGTTTTCATCGATTGCGCTCAAAGCGGCTCGAACCTTCTTCAGAAAATCTTGAAAGAGACGAGATTGCGAAACTTCCGACCTCAATTGCGAAAGCGAGTGCGGATAATCGCCGTTCGGCAGAGACCACTGGTTGGCTAGTCGACGGAATCTACCATTCTGATTAGTCCAGATTTGGAGTTGACGGTCAAAAAATAGCCCCTTGTAGCATCCGTGAGAAAACAGCGCGTGAACATCGAATAAATCATTCATCACTCCACCTCGATTAGATAGATACGTTATCGTTACCGTCGGTTTCTTTCTTCCTGGCCACGGAGATCAAAGGAATATTTCGACCGGCAACGGTGACCGAGAGTTTAAACGCCTTGGTGGAAAATTCGATCTTTCCAAAAAGGATTATAGCTATCACGAAAAGAGCAAAGAAGATTTCTAATATAATCATTTCAAGTTACCTCACAAAAGATGAGAATCGCTAATCAACGGAAAAGCACCCCCAAATAAACGGAAAGCCATCTCCACAAAAACGGCATTCCGAGATGAGAAGAAACTAAACAAAAGATTGGGCTTGCTAATAAGCGGTAAAATTCCTTGGAACAAAGGTAAAAGAAAATCCGATGGAGGGACTCGAACCCTCGGCACTGCTTTACCCGACAGCATTGTTGGCCCTTCACCGTGAGTCGGTGGCTGATCTTCCTACTGAGCTACATCGGATTTCTTAAATTATTTATTACTCACTTTCTGGACGACTTGGGTGTGATTTACTTACTCGGCGGCACTCATGCGAAGGAACGCACGAGCCAGCTTCTCTTTCGTAGCGGCATTGAGGTCGCCGTTATAGACGGTATAGGTGCTCATGCAGATAGTCTTAACCGTATCGCTGAAAAGACCGGGCTTGATAGTGACGGGTTCGAAGTCATAGACTGCATCACCATTAGGTAGCTTATCGTTCAGATCCCAGTCGGTTACCGGAACGAATTGAAGCGTCTTGTTGTCTCGAGCCAGAGTGAAAAGTTCGCTGCTGTAAAGCACCTTGGGATCGGGATTGGTGACGAAGAGGAAAGCGTTCGTCTGGCCCGAAACGACTTGGGCCAGCCCGGAGGCGCCACCAGCATCATTGGGAGTCGCGTTCTTAAACTTCTCTTCGAGAATACCCATATAATCCCAGGTTGCGCGAGAGCCATCGCCCTGAGCGCCGGCAGCAATCGTCACACCCTTAACCTGGAGGTCGCTATCGGTATTCACCTTACCACCTTTCTTAGCCACCACGAAAACGCATTCGCGTCCGAGAGTGCCGCCGATTTCGATCTTGGTGCCGGCTTGCGGATTGGTCTTCTTGAAGAACATGATGGCATCTGCCTGGGAGATACCTACCTGGGCTTCGCCTTTGGCGACCTTGTCGAGATTATCCAGAGAACCGGAAGAAGCAACGAAAGTGCCATTAAGTCCGACACCCTTGACGAATTTAACAATCTTCGGGCCTTGAGTGCCGAAATAAGAGCCGCCTTCGCGTCCAGTTGTGATCGTAACATCCTGGGATAGCGCGGGCGTGGCCATTAGAGCAGTAGCAATACCGATAGCGATAGACAGTTTTTTCATAAGCACCTCACTTTTCATCGATTATCAAATACGATAGACAGATTGTCTGCACGATAAACTCGAAAGATGTTGAAGTTTCCGAGTTCTTTAAGTTGAACATATTCCAGTTGCATAACGGTGCCATTATGCGTCTTTACGATTCGGCCTAATTCTATCACTTTAGCCGTTACCATTTTATAATGCCCTGGAACGACTGAGACGGTAGCCGCACCATCCCAGTGTCGTTCAGCTGGAACCTTACGGCGGAACAGCACCTTATCTCCTATTCTAATCTCCGCTCCATTCTTATCTAAAAATCCTGTGAACTTATTCGACTCTACCTCTTTCCACTGACTCATTTAGATCACCTCTTTCATTGGTCCAACTGCATAGCTGGCAAAACCACTCACCACCCGATTTATGCCGATAGAAATAGCGATGTGAATTGCAATCATCGCAGAAACCGGTTTGCACATCGTATTCGGTTGTCTTCTTAATCGCGTCGGTCATCTATAACCCCCTCCTCGACACCAGGAATTAGAACAGCATTGACAGATCCACTGACGAGATGCTCCTTCGGGATACCTATAGAACCAAGTATACCTTTGGCAGTAAGAACACCATTTCTTATCAGATTCACAATTTAACGCCATCTTCGGTCTCCTCTACGAGTAAATTTGGTGCCGTGGGTGGGATTCGAACCCACACTGTTCAGCGTCTAAAGCTGTTGCCTCCTACCAATTGCGCTACCACGGCAAGAATGATATCTGTTCCCGGTTACCAGGAATTCACCGCTTCCACGGTGGTCCCCAGCGGGGTTTCGATCCCCTCGCTCGCCATCCGGGCTAGTTTTACGAGACAGAATTTGATTATCTTTCATATAGATAAATGTAGTTTTTACCATAAGTGCGAACTACGTATTCGATTATCTCTCTCATGTCATTCTCATACAAAACAACGATGTCTGGATTGGCTTTTAGCTTTGCATCCCATTGTGGTGAGTCATAGCCTTTGATTTCAACTATCTGACCATCAACTACAAAATCAGGATAATATCTTCGAGTCTGACCCTCCCAATGATATAGACGATATTCATTGACTCGTTGTATAGATTTGTGATGATCTAAAGAATATATTACAAATGCTAATTCCCAGCTACTATCGCACCAAATACCTTTATACTCACCCTTTCTACCTCTTCCCGATTTTGGAACGTAACCACCAAAACCTCGTTCCTTTGCTTTTGTTGATAGGTGCGCTTTTCCTTCTGTTGTTTGAGCATAGCACGGGGCGCCAATATGAGAATTGCTTATTCTTTTTGCGATATCTTTAGCTCTTTCTTCCCCGTACAGATCAATATAGGTTTTGCCTTTTCTTCCGGTTGGCACACCCATACCAAATGGTACACCTTCATGCCAATAATTATCGCCCTTATCTTTGCGCAATGCTTTAATTGCGACGGAATTATATTGGCGTTTTTGTGGGCAGTGATTGGGTGAGGTGCTACAACCCCACTTACCAGATTTGAATTGGTGAACTGCGATTCGCCCACACCCGTAATCACATAACATCACACCTCCTTCATTGTTGGCGGAAGGCAGACGAATTGAACGTCAAGCGAGTTTCAGTCGCTCTCATCGCTTTCCAAGTGAGACCCAGACCTTCTGGGTTTACCTTCCAGTATATTCTGCGGAAAGCAGATGATTCGAACATCAAGCGTTTCCGCTCCCATCGCTTTCGAAGCGAGTCCCGGACCTACCGGGTTTGCTTTCCAGTTAATTGGTGGGCGAGGAGGGATTCGAACCCTCATGGATTTCTCCGTCGGGGCTTAAACCCGATGCATCTACCAATTTCGCCACTCGCCCAATTTGGTGCCGAAGGAGGGACTCGAACCCTCACTGTATAGACTCTCGATCTATCTTCTCTACCAATTGGAATACTTCGGCATTTGTGGTATTTATTCCTCTGAGAAGGAGTCAAACCAAGGTCCGTGTTGTCTAGTACGGCGTCGGTTTACGGGCTTAGTGCAGGTACTCGAACTCGTTTCCGGGTCGCTGCAATGAGATTTCGCCTCCTCCAGAGTTAAGCCACGATGTACCGTATACTTACGACCATTGAAGAACAGCCGAACGATTTTATATGACATGGTTTATCGCCCTCCGCCGACACCGAACCACTTCAAAGCCCCTTTCCAATCACCTTCGTATAGAGGAGCATCGAAATCATTCTCTTGACCCCAGATCTCCGTTACACCCTTCTTCGAAGTATGTCCGCATTTAGGCACGATGGTAAAGATCACATCGCCGGTTTCCAGATCGCAGATACGAAAATCATCATAGAGAGTACCAACCATCGGACAGTTATTCTTGAAGAAGACGTACATGGTATCGACATTGACTTTGTGGCTCTTGGCGATACTCTTCACTTTCTTACCAAGAGACAAGGTCTTATTCATCAAGGAAGTATCGCGACAGAACCAGTCATACCAGCCGGCATCACATTGTATGGCAGTGCTTCGATAGGAAAAATCACCGTTATCGAACTTTTGAATCCACTGTGAAAGAGGCATGTTAGACATTATCAAACTCCTACACGAATAAAGAGATGGTTTAGGTGATCGGCTTTATTGCAACGGAGGGGGTCATCGAGATGAAGCTCATCCGATTGAACCAGATGCCGTTTGTTCAGGTAGCGGCAAAACACGGGTTGGAAATTGCCTACTGGCTCAGACCACACCTTCCGATAGATGATATCTATCACTTGGTTGCGACCATCACGAAGTTCAATTCGAACTTTATCACGTAGACTATTCATTATTCACCAATCAGGTTAGAGAGGGCTTGATAACAGGATTTTACCTTTTCCCAGTTTCTCTCGCGAGAGGCATTGGTCAGGTTTTCGAACGCGGTATTGAGTTCGCGAATGGCGAGATCGCGCTGGTCCTTACCATCCCAGTAGGAAACTTGCGGATCGATGTAATAATTTCGCATCCCCTTACGACCATCCGAGAATAGGGTTTGCCGAAAATCGCGTGCGGAAAAACGAGAGCCGTCGTTGGTCTCGATAAAGGTTTTCATCACTCTGGTAATAGACATGTTGCGGATTCTCCGCGCCCCATGAGTACCGCAATAGCAATAAGCCACTATATCGCCAACTTTAATAGTCATCAACTTATCCTCTTAACTCAAGACCCATTATAGATGTTGTGGCGCGAGATCGACCACTTTTCAATCAAGGCTTTGCCATATTCATTCTCATCGATAGCGACATACACCACTGTCTTTTTCACCTGAGCATAACGCTTTTCACCATACGCCACGGCGATTTCGTGTGTCAAACCCTGGCTTAAAGCCCACTCATCCGAGGTCGGACGATATTCAAACCAGTGCCCGTGCTCCTTTTCCTGAAACGCACCGATGGGTTTCGGGCCAGGTGAGGTAAAGTATCCCATTTCGCTTGCTCCGGTTTAGTAGGTACGCACGACCCACTTCAGAATTTTGACGCCCTTGGGCAACCAGGTTTTCATCGTCTTTTTCGCCGACTTCAGGGCTTCGTCTTTGCTGGGCGCTTCAACCATTTCGGCATAGGTGCTGTGATTGGCGTAACCGATAACTTCGAACATGGTCATCTTCGCTTGCTCCAGTTGGTTTGGCTTACTTGATGTGCTTAGTATAGCACATGCAGTCAAAATGTCAAGCCGTTCAAGAAAAATATTTCCACGAAGATGTTACAATTTAGATTGTAGCAGTTTTTCGACGGCTGCCCAGGTATCCTCACCATAGTGCATGATAGTGAAGTTTTTCAGGTAAGGTTGCCCGAGAACTTTCTTCGCGAATTCCTTAACCGAATTCGCGTTCACCTGCATCGAGAATCCCGGGGTCTTGCTTTGAATGGGTTTGCCGTTGACCCAATCATCGATGTATTGGATGAAGTCTTTCGGTTTCATCTTGGAGTGTACTTCTAACTCGAGATCGACGACTTTATCCCCCAGCATGATGTGAGGCATCTCTAAAATCAAAGTTTCATTTATAAATTCTTCAAATGTCAGCATGGTTAGACTTCCTTGTTTTAGGTTGTGGGTACTCGGGCGGTTCTATGTTGGCATAGTATGTGGCGCATTTAGGGCATAGTTCGTCGACTTTATCAGTCTCGCCTCTCATCGCAGCCACGAATGATCCAGCATGAACCGATCCCATGCACTCGAAAATTTCGGTTTGACAGATATGACAGGATCGTTTCATTCTGACATAGCGGCTTTATGAGCCTGATACATCTTGGTATGGTAATCCATCCCCGTCTTCTTAACGTGCTCCGCGTTGTCTTTTCCCTTTTTGAATTCGTTAAACTTGCTCGAATGATACTGCATTGCAGCCAAATGCCCTTCCGAGCCTATCTTATCGAACTCCTTGCCTTTGCAGGGACCAGATTTATCCGAACAAGGTGCTTCCTTCTTCTCATCTTTCTTCTCTTCTTCGGACATCTGTATCCAGTGTTCGTCTATAGATGTCTTCGTCTGGAAATATTCGTCATAGGTTTGCATAGGTAACCCCTCCTTTTCTGTTTATTTATAAAATGAAAAGGGGCTATGAGTCCTCAACCAGGATTCTCATAGCCCCTTCGCGAATGCCTTTCGCAATCGTTCTTTCGCCAACTAATGATCTTTATAATAACATAAAGGGATATTCTACCTCTGAACTAATCGTCCCCAAGAACCACTCTCTCCCGCGAATGAGTCTTGGTGGACGATGAGGGATTCGAACCCTCGTGTTCCCAGAGTATTGTCATTAAAGGCTATCAAACGATCTCTTTGGATAAGTTTGGTGGGAGAATACGATAACATTATTTCTACGATAATCCCGTTGCGTCTACCAGTTTCGCCACCGAAGCACAAGAGATTCTAACTGAAAACCTCTTGTGCTTCGGGAAGGATTCGAACCTCCAAACCAAATCAATGGACGGGTGATATAATCTCAACTATAACGATGTCCCAACGAAAAATCTATAAATACGGATATAGGAATGATTCGCAGTCAATCCTATATCCTAATCACTATAACCTATCCTGGAGGCTATAATGCCTAAAACTATTTATGTTCAATATCTTCTCGAACAACCAAATTCGAACCCGCATTACCTCAACCGTCTAATCAAACTTCTTAATCATTTCATCTCCATAGAACCAACTAAAAAGACTAAAGGTTATGAATCTCACCATATCGCACCAAAGTCATGGAAACCTGAATGGAAGAAAGTGAAAGATAACCTTCTTAAAGTTCCTGCAAAGGCTCATTATGTCATTCATCACCTACTGTGGAAAGCGTTTCCTGATTCCATCTCTATGTCGAGGGCATTCTGGTTTATATCTGGAAAGAACAGCAAAATCACGGCAAAGACTTACGAAGTATTAAAATCATCTTTAGCATTTTCTGATGAAACAAGACAAAAAATGAGCGATGCCAAAAAAGGTAAACCGGCTCATAATAGAGGCAAACCTAGTCCGAATAGAGGCAAGTCTCTTTCAGAAGAACAGAAAAAACAAATCAGTATTAGACATAAAGGCAAAACCGTTTCTATTGAAACTCGTCAAAAATTGAGTGAATCTCAAAAAGGAAAACCAGGGCATCCTCATTCAGAAGAATCTAAACAAAAAATGAGAAAGCCAAAAACGGAGGAAACCAAATTAAAAATAAGTTCCTCTGCCAAAGGAAGAATCAAGAAGCCTCTTTCAGAGGAACACAAACAAAAAATAAGTCAGAGTATGAAATCTTATTTTAAAGGCTCAAGTAAATAATCGGCTAAAACCTGCCCGATCTTCTTTTCTACCACATTAACGCTGTTAGCTCTCATACGAGCCTTCTTCACTTCTCCTAGAAGATCGTCGATGCGCTTGAGAGCATTCGCCTTCTGCAGGCTGGTGATGGCTCCACTGAATGAAACGGTGGTGAACGACCCGACCACTTCATCTTTGCTGATTTTTTCGATTTGAGCAGGGTGCTCTTTAGTGGCTTCATAGAGCACTACCGGGGTGATGACTCGCTCCGTCTTAGTCGTAACATCCGGACGAGAGGCGATCCAGACCCCTTCACGAACCGTGCTCTTCTGCCACTCTCGCGAAGCATCCAGAGTTGGAATCTGCTGAAAGATTTCTCGGATCTTGGTGAGACGGGTTTCCAGTCCCATCAACTCATCGACAGGAACATCGTCGATTACGGTGTCGCCGATAGGCAGACTAGTCGTAGCCTTCTGGTTGGTGGTGTTCTTGCGGATTTGAGTATCTTCATAAGACGCCCAGCGTTCGAATAGGTATTCGAGAGTCTCGCCGACAGTGGTGACCACATCTTTGGTTTCGCTGCCCGCTTTCTCGATAGCCTCGTTTTCAGGACTGTCCTGGATCATCTTTAGGCTCTTTACCCAGCCTTTGAAGTAGTGATCTCGCCCGAACTTGTTCTGCGTGTCTTGTATCAGGGTGGTGAATTGGGTTTGCTGGTTCTTCTCGATTGCCAAGAGTTCATGTAAGCGCATTGATAATCTCCTTTCTGATTTTGGAGTTGTTTACGACGTATTTTTCACGGTTGTTTTGGTATTCATCTTTACTCACTCTTTCACCTCTTTTAGTTTCAATATTAAAAACCGAAATCGTGCCATTAAATGGATGGTTTCCATTAGCCGAGTATTCTAGCATCTGCTTTCTTGAACGATTTCGACCATCTTCTGACTGGCAATAAAGTTTACCCTCTGCAGATCTTTTTTGGGCTGATAATCTTAAATTCTGTTTATGCTCTTCAGATTTAGGAATTTGCATTTTTCTAATAGTTTCTTCTGAATGAGTTTTACCATACATCGGATTATTAGCACCAGAGACATCAAAATGATTATCCGAAATCCTCTTTCTTTGTTCTTCCGTTCTACGAAGTCCTTTGATCTTTTTATGATTACTTCGTCTTATCGAATTGGTAATGTGGCTCCACCCACCATCTAATTCTTCAATTTTCAAATTCGCCCATTCACTGCTTTCGACAATGTTATTATCTAGACTAAACTTAATCGCAAATTCTTTAGCGCACTCGTGGTCTTCAAATGAAGCAAGTATATCGGTATTAACATCATTACCATGTTTGGCTAAATGTCTACGCCAACGGATTCCTGAGCCTTTGTATTTGAAAGGATCTTTTCTAGTGGTTTTGCCGAAGTATTTTAACCCGGTTTGATTATGAGTTTTCACATAAAGATAGATCATCCAACTTCTTCACCTCATTTAGTGGTTTTACATTGCCAACATAATATTGAATAGGTAAGATAACCTCTGTATTGGCATTGAAGATGTCCTGTTGATAAGCAACTCTTAATGCCAAAGAGTCTAATTCTTCTGTTACGGTAGGGTGGTTTAAGATAATGTCGCAAATGCGTTTTATCATTCCAAGTGTCACATTGTCCATCGGATAAATTCCTGGTTTAAGATTATCCAAATTTCGTGGAAACCAATAGACGGTCTCCGGTCGCCGAATAAGATTGCACATCAAATTCTTGTGAAATCCTTTCGATAAAACGATCAGAATCCGTTATAGTAAACTTACTATCATTGTCGATGTATTTAGCATTCGCACCTCTGATGATATGGTCGCAGCAGGTGGCGATTTTGTGCGAAATCGCATTCTTGGGATGAGAAACCTTATCCCATTGTATAGCGTTATTTATGGCGTATAGGTTAAGTGGCGCCAGCCTCAGGGTTCCCTGAAACTCGTTCGGTTTATTGGTCTCATCTTCCACGCAGATACCGGGTAAAGTGTGGTTTTCATAGGGAAGAGGACCGGCACCGTGCCTTGTCGTATAACAGCGACTTAGGTAGTATACCTGAGTAGGCACTTGGTTAAACCATCCCAGACTTTTCATCATCATACCGATGTTTCTAAATCCGGTATTAGAACGGGTGACATGAGGAAAATCACCATATTCTTGATCGAGCATCAGTCCCTGACCGTTCTCGAAGATAGCAGTTTCGTAATCACTAAAGGTGTCTTTCCAAGTTTCGGTCTTTTCGCAGAACTCGTTACAATCATCGATGAACATCTCTACCATCGCGTTCTGGTGAAAGAAGGCTGCCACCTGCTCCATAAAATCATTGCTGGGTTTGGGAAGACGATTCTGACACCAGGATCTAATCTCGGTCAGCCTCTTAAAGATATAACCGCTGTTGATATCTTTATAAGATAGACTTAGTCCGCTTTCCACTCTTTCCAGCGTGACGCCGAATCCGGTTCCCGTCGATCCATGTCGAACGTCGCCTCTACTCATCTCCAGGCATTGGTTTAGTAGCATATCGAAGGGAGTAGTCACCTGAGCCTGATTCTCGATATAGACCTTAGGGTTTAATCCCGCATTCCTACCTTTAGTCTCTTTCAAAAAGAGTAATGGGTTGACAACCGTATTTCTGGTGAAGAGCGTCGGTACTCCTCTTAAAGTACCGGATCCAAGATGACTAAAGATATATCTCTGCCCTTCTCGAACTACGGTATGCCCTACCTGAGCACCACCATTGTTTCTAACAACCAGAGGCTTCTCGCTATTTCTCACCAGATAGTCGGTCCACATTCCCTTACCTTCATCACCATATCCCGCTCCAATAACGGCTTTCACCTGAATCATCATATCACCTCATTAGGTTTATAGACTGCCTTGCATTGAAACGATGCTCATCGTCGATCCTGTGCTCATTTCCCTGATTCCGAAGATAGTATATTGCGAATCTTCTTCCGATTCCATTTCGAGAATCTCTCCTGCACCAAAATCGATTGTCAGCTTACTCGGCGGTGGCCCATCGATAATCGTGTCTTTGATAGTGTGCGGATCCGTCTTGTTAGCTGCTCGAGGCTCTACCTCACTGATAAACGACTCATAAACCTTGTTAAAATCTTGGTTAGTCATCTTGACGATGGTTTCCTTGATTCTCGTCTGCTCTCTGACATTGCTGTATAGATAGCCTTTCGCGGTAAAGGAGAAGTCCCACTGTACGGTTCTTCGTGATTCGAAAGATCCTTGATAATCTATCACGAAACTTGTGTTGTTCAAGACGACAGGGATATCTGTCGATATGTCGAAGTCTTCTTTATCCTTGATGGTGATGTTTAGATCGGGAGTAAAGAAAGGTATGACTTGCTCGACTATCTTTAAGCTATCTTCGAATTTACGAGTAGCCAGATACAAGCTGAAAGCAAAATTGTATGGTACTCTATTAAACATATAGCGAGATTCCGAATCAGTCCTATGCGTCATTCGGCTCATAGGATTTAGCATTCGAGTGGAATCGAAATCGACAGATGTTAGTTCGAATCCGAATCTTGGTAGAGTAGTATCGGTGTCTAATGCCGAATCGTAATCGGATTTTACCTGAATGAACTCTATAAACTTCTCTCTGGGCGCATAGTGCAGTGGAACCAGAATTTCTTGTCCATAATCATTGATATAGACAACGTCGGAGAAGATTGTACCGAAGGCGGCAATTATGTTCTTGACGGTTTGATAATAGAAAAATGATGGTCGCATATTATGTCCTTATAAATTACCGAACGGATTCTTCTCTGAAAAATCTAATAGCTGATGCTTGGCTTCCTCGATGTCTTTATTTGCAGCGATATCCAAATTAGATTCATTGTTATATTGAAAGTTTTGAACATCGACATCGTTAGATTTGGTATCGAACTTCTCATAGGAAGCCACAAAGAGTTGACACATAACCTGAAAGACATAATATCTACCTAATGGCCAATTCGGAACTTCGTGCTTGACATAAGTGATTTCCATAAGACTATAGGTGAATTGTGGGTCAATATACGATTCTGGCCCGGATCTTCCTGCCGGTCCCACCATCAGCAAATCGCCTTCTAAAGGTCTAATGGGGCGATCAGGTACTTCTAATTCTCGGAACATCCTCTTGCTGATAACCCATTCGCTGGTATTCATGAATCTTAAACCGAACTGGGTCATCATATCACCATCACCACCATATCCTTCGGGTGTGGTTAAACGGCACGCTATCGGATAGAAGCGATCATAGAGCGTCTTATAAGGTTCGCCTAAAATCTTATCTACGGATTCGTAAGTTTTAGGGATGAAAAGACATTCGGTCCCAGCTAATCGTATTTCTTCATCGATGAAATCGGCATAAAAGTCTTGCTCGTTCGTTTGATGATAGAAATCGAAATAGGGATTTAAGGTGTTGTGGGGTGATGCCATCAAGGTTTCTCCTTTGCGGATTTTTACTACTATTTATCCGCAAAGGAGATAGAGTCGATTAGCCTACTGCGACTTCAGAGGTCATTAACTCGATATTTTGGATCAGATTCGGATCATGCTCCGGAAACTCTTTTCTGAAGATATCGAAGACCTTGTCAATCGAGTCGGTGATGATTAAAACATCCAGGTCTTGGCTCTCCTTGCCTTCTTTCCTATTCCACCAGAATATATGAAATGCTCTTACCATATTAGATTCTCCTTACACCTTTTCGAGAGGCGTCTGTCGTTGTAGAAATTGCACTGGTATTGACGCCGTCCAATGCTCTGGATATCACCATACCGGTAGTGCCGCTCCAGCTCTTCAGCACATCTGCTTTATCGGCGCCCTCATTCAATTGAATGGCGCTGACGATCACTTCACTTAGGTTATTATAATCTTCTAACCAGATAGCATTCTGCCCCATCACCTCGCGCCAAGATGCCTTCACTTCTTCCGGATAGTGGCTCGCATGATTACCCTGAGCGATCATGATGTGGTAGCAGTGATACATCTTCTGTGCTTGTGCCAGCGTATCTGCGAAAGTCATATCTTGAGGAAGTTCATCACCGATGAACCTTTCTACCTGCTTGGCGAATGTCTTTGGCGGTGCTTGCTCGTCACCGATGGTGAAGATATACCCTTTCTTAAACCTCTTCTCCCAGGAGTCGATCGAAGTGTGATTAGCGGCGAAGTAATAAGGTAGATCATAAGATTCGTATCGATTCCCGCCGCCGCCGTGCTCGATGTACATCTTCTCCAACCATTTGGCAATCGTCAAGTCGGCTTCGAACTGACTGACTTGCAAAGGAGATGTATCGTAAGCGGCATCTCCGATGCCCATGATCATCATGTGAGGATCGGAAACCGGCTTCCTGTTCAGCAACTCTTCGAAGAAAGTGCCGACACCCTTTCGGACCAGATGATCTGCGATAACCCCCATCGATCCAGTCACATCGCAACCGATGATGATCGGAGTGCTATTCGGGTTAAAATCCGAATCGCGACTCTCTCTAACCATTACCTTATATGGATCGAGGTCGGTATCGATAGATTTCTTTCTAAAGATTTCTTCGGTTCTTTTAGTGGCCGTTGTAGCAGCATAAGACGACCATTCTCGGGTACTCCAAGTTGAATAGCCCATTTTTCCACCTCTACTTGTAGATGTCATTGAATGTGATTGGTAAATCTAACCTCGGAAGATCCTTAATAACCTTACACCATTCACCATATTCCTTGATGGTGCTCTCCGAATGAGGTGATCGGAGAAAAGAAATCAACGGGTGGTACTTCTTTCCCATCTTTAATAATTTGGATCCGACCATCGTGTCGTCGCCCAAGAGTTTGATGCCTAAAGCCTTGACGGCGATCTGGTCGATAGCCGGCACCGCTTTCTTAACCTTGATGATATCGTTAGGTAGGATCGGGATAATCCAATTCGGCAGAGCCTTCAGAGTGCCGTTCAGCGAATCGGTAAACCACCAACCCCCCAAAACATGCACGGTTCTGAACAGAGGGTTGATGAATATCGAATCCACCTCCAATCCACCGAACATCTTATTCTGTACTTGGTGCATCAGAAGAACGAAATTGTAGACACCGTCGAGAATCCAGGTCAGATGCCCCGGCTCTATCTCCACACCGGCTTCGATCACATCCGCCAGGTTAACCTGATTCGATCCTTTATAGACACTGATGAATCCGCCGTTATCGGTCTCATACGCCTTCAGTTCTTTAGGTACCAAGCGATTGAAGTTGGCTTCCAGCATCTTGGTCGGAAAGCGAATGCCTTGAATAGCGTTCACTGCAGAGCGATATAAGTCGATGTTATCTTCCGATACTCTGAATATCACCATCTTCTTACCGATATACATTTCGCCGACATCGGTCTCTTTAGACTTCTGGTATTTGAAATGGAAAGTTCTCTTTGCTCCATTCTTTTCTTCGATCTTTAGAACTCTTCCGTAATCTCCGGACAGCCACTTATCGTGCAGAGCATTGATGTGAACCATCACCTGACTAGCATTCGGACTATCGTTCCTATCCGTGTGCCATTCGAACGCGAGACGACGATACTTATCTTTAACTTCGGTCTCGGTCATCTTCCCAAAGAGGTCGTAAGAATCGGTTATCTTTAAGATTTCAGCAGCCGTCAAATTCATTTGTATCACCTTCGAGTGCTATTATAGCAGGTAATGGCTCTTTTGTCAAGACTTAACGCATTTTTCAATTCGGATAAGGTTGGGCTTCCAGCTAAACCAGGTATTGCGCCAACCGTAAGTGGTGAGGGTGCATTTGGCACCCGAGATCAGTTTGCCGCTCAAAACGCCACTGTTCATCTGACATCAGTTTGATAAAATACAAAAACGCCAAGATTAGATTGAAGCAGATTCCTTCCATTTCAAATGATTCAAGTAAGACTGCTGCTGTTGAATTTTCTCTTGAAGACGTTGGAGTTCTTCTTTCATTTGCTGGTTTTGCGATTCATCGGTTCCGCGGTTTAGATTGCTCGCTCATCATAACCTCCTCAATGTTATCGTGGCGGAAGATAGTCGCATCGAACGACTGACCCTAATCAGGGGTCACTACGGTTTTCAAAACCGTTTAAGGAGCCAACCTTAGTATCTTCCATATACATCGAAATAAAATTTGTCCCATATCTCTTTCGAATATAAGATAAGATAGGTTTCATTTCTTCCTTACCGAATACCAAAACATCAGGATTGCTAACAAGTTTAGATTCACATTGCGGCGATTTATACCCCTTGACTTCTATAATAGAACTATCTACTATAAAGTCTGGATAGTATTTATACACTTTATCTTCCCATGAATAGTATCTGCATTCCTCACATCTTTTAATAGGTATTCCATGATCTATATGGTAACAAACAAAAGCCAATTCCCAACTTGAATCACACCAAATCCCTTTATACCAGCCTTTTTTACCACTACCCGATCCTTTTACTCTGCCTCCTAAACCTTGCTTTCTTGCGTGTTCTTGCAGTTTTAAGCGTCTTTGTAATTCTTTTTCAGGAGTTCCGCCTACACCTTTATTACTACCATTCTTCTTTGCAATTTCAGAATGGATTAGAATTCTATTGTCAGTTTCTTTCGAAAGACCTTTATTCCATGGTGTATCGCCGTTTTTAAATGGCCTACCTGGTGGTATTCTGTCAGGATTTTTAATACAGCATCTCTCATGATTTCGAAGTGATAAAATTTTTTGATACTTATCTGAATCACAAAATTTGCAGTTCACCGATACGGTAGTCTCTCCATTCATAATCATCATGCCAGTTTCAATGCTTTAGGTTTGAACCTCATTTGGTTCTTCTCTACCAGGCGACTAACACCGATAAAGACTCCCTTCACATAGAAGCCATAATAAATCATATAAAGACCTCTCTTCTCAACATCAAATGGGACTGCGGCTCCCCATATAACATCAATGAATTTAAACATGGTTTATCTCTACTTTTTAGACGCCATTTTTTGTCTGATAGATGGTGACGCAGGTCTATTGGTCATTTTAGTGACGGCTCCTCTTTTCTGAGCTTGAGTGATTGTGGTTACTCTAAGATTCTTAGAAGGGGTTCTATGTAGAATCTCATGCGACCCGTCCTTATAGGTTTTGTGTTGAACGATTTCGTGTTTCTTGGCTTGCAGTTGCTCTTTGTGAGCCGCGACCAGTTTATCAACCGGTCTCTTATGAAAGGAAACCACTGTTTTCTCATTCAATAAAGCTTCTTCCATCAAAAAATCATTTGTGTCTTTCGTATCCATCGAATTGTCCTCTGTTAGTTAAGTCCTGCTATTTATTAGCATAGAAAACATGATTTCCGTATTCTTCTGACCTTCTTTTTCCCCCTAACGATATTGGCGGGATGACATTTTTTTGGATTGAAGAAATAAGTGGCACCTTTTACACTATCCGGAGATTTCAGAGAAAAACGGGCCACCTTCTTCGAGTTTTCCCATTCTGGACCTTTCGGGATAGAATATCGATGTCGTGTCCACGAGAATTGTCCTTTCTTAAAAACTTCGTGACAGATGCTGGTTTTATTTTCTTTAGCTCTGTTAATGGTAACATGAGCGACGGCAAGTTGTCCTTCTATCGGCTCGCCTCGTGCTTCGAAGTGTACGTTGAGTGCCAGGCAAAGAAGGGCTGCGTGTAGTATCATAGTTGCTTCTCCTTTTTATCGGAGAAGGCATAAACTTGCGTATCATTTCATTCTCCTTTTTTTACTCTAATCGTTACAGGAGTGATTTAGCCATACGATTTCGAGCAGTTGCAAGATGATCTATATCTATTCAACTGTAATAGATATAGCATAAATAACGGATGTATAGGTGTTGATGGCACCTCTACATCCTAATCACAATAACCTTTATAGGAGGCTATTATGCCTAAGACTATTTATACACCTTTCACCTATCTAATACGGTTGGAAGCAACACGATAGATGGTATTATGGAGTTCGATACGCACGAAACTGTCATCCCGATGATCTTTGGACTTCTTATTTCACCTCTTCGAAGTATGTTCGAGCCTTTCGAGAAGAGAATGGAGAGCCTGATGTTATAAAAGTGCGACAAACTTTTAATGACTCGCTTCAAGCCCGTGAATGGGAGCATAAGGTTTTAAGAAGGTTAGATGCCGTTCAAGATGAAAGGTGGTTGAATCGCACAGATAATAAATCATTGCCACCACCATACGGTAACACCTGGAATAAAGGGGTCAGTAAATCTTCAAATACCAAACAAAAATTTCGTGAAGCCAATCTTGGCAAACGCCTTTCAGAAGAAACGAAACAAAAACTAAAAAAGCCCAAATCTGAAAAAACTAAACAAAAGATGAGTGCTGCTGCAAAACGGAAAGAAACGAGGTCAGTATAAGAAAGCGATGCCGGATTCAAACCGGTTTTTAGCCGACACCCGGGTTGTTGGGATTCAAACCCAAATTACCGCTTTATCAGAGCGGTGGCTTTGCGTCGCTTTAATTCATATCATTATATGATGCGGGTAAAAACGTCGGTGGCTCAAAGTGCCAAGGATCTTGACAAGTGCGATAAGACGAATCTCTCCAATCATCCCATTGCCACCACCACATTCCTATAACGAGAGGGATAGCCGCCGGGCCGCTTCCTGCTATAACTCCGACATTCCATATTGCGGCGCTATAACCTACGCCAGTGAGCGCCCATAATCCGCTAGTGCAATATGGATCGGGTAAAAATTTAACCGCTTGCGTAAGACCCAATTTAACAGCAGCCATCTGCGGAATAGACAGATGAGACATAAACGGATTGCCTTCGCTAAACCCTTGTTGAAAAGCAGCATAAGTGCTTAAGACATCGGCGCCCTGCCCTCTGTCTGCTGTCGCGCATCCTAATGTGATGGTAGATGCGAGAAGCGCGGCAACGAACCCTTTATTTTTTATAATCATATTTCCATTTCCTCAAATTGGTGCCGCTCCCTGGATTCGAACCAGGCACCTCACGATTATCGGTCGTGTGCTCTCTGCAGCCATCGCTGGTCTTTTTAGGCCCCGCCTCTTTTTTTTGACATTCGAGGTGGTCTGTTTCACCTCGACCATCTCATCTCCTCATCCAGGTTGTTAGTCTACGATCTTACCCGCTTTCATGATTCTCTCTTTGTGATCAAGAGCGTCATTGACATCCTTATATGTGGTATGATACTTTCCGTTCACGTGCAGATCATACGTTATATGACGTGCACTCACGTTGGCTTCGTCACTTGACTTTTTCTTGATCTCAACTTTGACGCCTTCATCTAAAAACTCCTCGAATGTTTTCATTGTTTTCTCCTTCCTTTGAAAGTAATTGGCATAAGTTCTCCTATATGAATTGGAGCGGATAGTGAGGCTCGAACTCACGATCTTCTGCTTGGCAAGCAGACGCATTACCACTATGCTATACCCGCGAATTAAAAAGATCGGGCTCGGTGCGGTATCCGCAAGGCTTCAGACGCCATTGCTGCCCATGCTCCGTTTTCTTTCCCTACCCGATCTGCCGGCATACTATTTACTTTGGATCAATCACGCTTGGTATAGTGATCGTCGTTTTCGGCGAAAAAATGGGTCTTATTGTGATACTCGCTCCACGCGGCGCACGGCTTGTCGTCCCAAGGCTCGGGAATGATGGACCAGAAAGCCGTCAAACGATTGATATGACGAACCTGATTAAAGGGAACCTCGTGTTCCCTTAACTCATCAATTACTGCTTCTTCAGCCTTACGGCGGTTCTGAACCCTCATGTAGTGAAGGGAGTGAGAAGGCAAAGCGTGACGAGTTCTGGACATATCGGTTTCTCCTTTACTGTTCTTCCTATGATAGCACATCTGGACGAAAAGTCAAGTGCTTCAGGAAAAATATTTTCGCCCAGATGTTACATTCTAAAGTTTTTCGGGTTCCAGGATTTCACCACCACCCGGAAGTGCAAACACCAGCCTACCGCCTCTTCTCAATGGGAAGTAGGTATCTTCAATTCTTTCGGAATCGAAATCCAGTTTCACGGGAAGGCGAAGTCCACCCTCGGTTTTTCGATGGTCGATGAATCCCTGTCGCGTATTAGTGCCGAACTTAGATGTGTGCGCATTTTCGACGATTACCATAATGTTTAGTTCCTCAAATTATTGCCCCAGAGCAGCCAGAGCCGCCTCCAAAGTGGGGAAAGTAAAACGAGCCGCTCCTTGGGTAGCCAACACGCAATCCTGCATAATAGTGATGTTGAAACCATTGAAACGGAACATAAGCACCTCCTGACATGGTTGAGATATTCATCTGACGAAACGAGTTGCTTCTACAATCAAGATATAACGATCCGACCAATCTGCCTTAAGATACTTCTTCTTTATTAAACTTAACAAAGCCTTCTGAAACGCCGAACGCTCTGGTGGAATTTTGTTTATGGCTCTGTGCTCGTTATAAATCTTACCATAGAGCCAATGATCGCACCACGGGTTGGCTTCTGCAATCAGAGCATCCTGAGCCGTGAATGGTAACTTGCTCGGCTCCATCTCTTCTTCCACAGTTCTGGCATCTGTAACCAGATACTTTCTGGCTGTTATGATGATTAGACGCTCTTATGGTGTTATAGAACCCGGCATAAGGTGCCCCCTTTGGTTGGTCGATTAACGTGCTTCAGCTCGCACCATTGCCCAACCCATTCCACCTTGGCGCATACGAATAGTCGACATATCGATGCGTTATAAAGGGAGCATTATCTAGTTTAATGCGCTATCTATCGCGCATTTTAGGCATGATGCCAAAATTGGTGGAAGAGGAGGGAATCAAACCCTCATCTGTGGCTTGCAGGGCCACGGTCCTCTCGTTGAACGACTCCCCCATAACTTAAATTTTTCTACCTTTTCTCCATCCTTCTGGAATCGCTTCGTCCCTCTTAATCTTTCGGTTAGTGGTTCCGTTGGTTATCCACATCGTCCCGTATTGAGAATTCTTCGATCCTTGCTGATGCTGATTATTATTCATAGTATTTTTTCGTTTTTCAATCGAATCTATTGAAATAGCTTTCTCGCGCATCATCACCAAATGCTCTTTTGAGTGATATTGAGATAGGCGCTTTTTTAGCATTTCAAAATCTTCTTCGGCAAAATTCTTTTTAGAGTTTTTCCCGCCTTTTCGACATCTATTCAGATGCTTATTTGTCCCATCATTAAGATGATCGAATCCACCATATCCACCCAATTTGAGATTATAAGAATGAGGACCAACTTCAACCAGTTCTCGTTCCTTATCGAACATCTCCTCAGAATTAGATGCTTTGAACAGAATTTCTTTCGAGAAGTTTTCAAGACCGATACTTTTGAATCGCTCTCTTAATTAACTTACCAGAACCCATATAGCCGTCGTCGATGTTATCGGTTTTATGTGCTCCGATATAAATTTTGCCGTTCACAAGATTGGTGATTTTGTAAATCAAATAGTGCATAGTGTCCTCTCCACAGTTATTCTATGCACTATTT